TCCAGCTCCCTCCCCGCAGCGACTAACTTCTTGACGCCGTTGAATGCCGCCGTAGCCGTAGCTATGGCTGTTATAGGGTCCAACATCCATCACTCCCCCCATAGCCACGGCCCTGTTCAGTTTGTCAGCTAGCGTTTGCCCACGGCATCCCAGAGGACTCGCTGTTGGCGCGGTCGATTTGCTTCTGCACCTTAGCCGTGCGGTCAGCTTCGATCCGAGCCTTAGCTTCCTCGGGGGTTTCCTCGCCTTGGACAAGGTTGTTGTAGACCCAGCCCAGAACGTCGTCCTGAGTGAGGTCCGCGTAGGGGATATAGTCCGGGCTGGAAGGGTCAGCTTCGCAGCGTAGCTTGCCGCCCTCGGTAGCCGAGTAGGTGCCGTCAGAGGCCACGCAGGACCAGTAGACGAGGATTACCCCGCCGTCAGCGTCCTTGTGGGTCATGTCATTAATGGTCCAAGTGCATTCAATCGCCATGATTAGGCTCCTTTTCCATGCTAGGCCAACACAAATACCATCATATCGTTGGCAACCCTTAAATCTATAAAATTACGCCCCAACCGCGCTTACCACAATTTCGCAAACTCCTGATTTGTTGGTGGCACTAGCGGTATCCGTTATGGTTACACGAACTGTTGTTCCGCTTACCCAACTTAAAGCGCAAGTTAATCCTGAATTTGATATTGTGGAAAACCCCATACCAAACCCCGGCGACGAAAACAAATAGCCGCGTCCAACACCATAAACGTGATAGCTTGCTCCTCCGGTGTAAGACATGGCGTTGACAGTGATCGTAAAAATGGCGGGACTTTTTCCAGTATCAACATCTATCGTTACGGGGGTACTAGATGTGGTTAATATTCTTTGGACATATCGTCTCGATTTCGCATCGTTTGATTCATACGTTGATACTAAATTTGAACCAGACGTAACGTGTAGTGAAGATGATGGTGCGCTAGTATTTATCCCAACCCGATCATTTCCAGCATCCACAAATAGCATATGCGTGTTGCTGTCAGACTCGACGCGGAAGTCTTGGTCGCCGCCATCATCGTTGATAACAATTCCAGTGCCACCTTTGATTTCCATCATCACGGTGCCAGTGGCGTTGTTGAAGTGGTTTCTGAAGACCAAGTTACCCTGACCACCTGTGGTCCGCTGTGCGCCAATAGTGAAACCGTAGTTATCGGAGTCAGAAGTGGCAAAGCTCATGCCTACGAAGCCGTCGTTATCCGTAGGCTGAGTCAAGGCTTGAAGTGCAAGGTGAGGAGACGTAAAGGCCCCGTTGCTAGCCAGCGGAGCGTCCTTTTCAATGTTTACGAAGCCGCGATCATCCGAGCCGCCGAAGTACGCTGTGTCCGTGCCAGCGTCGATGTAGAACATGTAAGCCTTGTTGTCAGACTCAACGCGGAAGTCGTTATCACCACCGCTTTCGTTGAACGTAGCCGACTTCTGATGAACCAAAGCTCCAAGATTAGTGATCCGGGTGGCTTCCACGGCATCAACGGCAGTTCCTTGAGCAGTACCAAATATCAAATCGCCCTGTCTGGCGTAAGTTTCCTGCGCCGTGCTTTGAATAAAAGCGGAAATATGTGCGCCGTCTGCATCTTTAGAATAAAACTCAATCGTCCCTATAGGATCGTCTATAGCTGCGGAGACATCTCCGCGAGTCAACCGGAGCGTACCACCGCCTACACCAATTCCAGATTCTGAGTTATAAATCTCCAAACCGTTGCCCGTTCCAAAGGTCGGAGCGCTGGTGTTAATCCCTACACTGCTGTTACCTGCGTCCACAAACAAAGCGTGGGTATTGGTGTCAGACTCAACGCGGAAGTCGTAGTCGTTGCCGGGGTCGTTGAAGACTGCTTCGCCAGCTGCGAGTTGAAAACGCTCAACAGGAGTTGTTGTTGCAGCAGGTGTTGTATTGAAAACAATACGCCCCGGTGCGCTAGTAGCACTCCATGTACCTGCGCCCAAAAATTGAATTGAAGCACCATCCGCCGTGAGCGTTGGTATTTCCCCTGTCCCGGCAATTATTCCTAGTGCCGTTGATGAACCGATTCCAGAAGCAACTCTCTCGATAGAAAAAGTCTGTGCAGTTGTTCCGCTAACTTGTAGCTTGTACCCCGGCGAACTTGTCCCAATCCCCACCGCATCCGCAGACGCATCAACAAACAACGTCCCGCTATCAAAGTTAACGTCGCCACTTGCGGTCAGCGTCGTAAAACTCCCCGCCCCCGCACTCGACCCGCCGATGGTCACCCCGTCAATCGTGCCGCCGTTGATGTCGGTAGTGGTCAGGACGGAGGAGGCGATAGTTACAACGCCCGTGGAGTCGGCGATAGAACCCGCCGCCGTGCCGTCCTTGGCCTTGAGGTTGGTAACTTCAATGTTCGTGGTATCGACCGTGGTGGCCGCAACCGCAGTGACCAAGAGGTCTTCAAAAACCTGCGTGACCGTAGCCGTGGCGCCGCCGCCGTCGAACTTCAGGACAACATCTTTGCCATTCGGGACTTCAAAGTCGTTCGATGCGTTGTAGGTGCCTTGGAACAGGATAAGACTGCGCCCACCAGACAGGCTGTTGCGGATATGGACAAGCTTCTCAGCGTCATTCGGGTCGAGCTGGACATAGGCCGTGGCGCCCAGGTCGCCGCCGTCATCAAAGTCGATGAACTTGTTCCGGCCATCGGAGGTCGCGCCGTTCGTAATCGCTAGGGTGTTAGGCACCCCAGAGGTCCCTGCACTGGCAAGCGTGACCGCAACCGCACCGTTGATAGCTTGGTCGATGATGTCGAAGTTAGTATTGGTCGTCGTACCCCAGGTGCCGGACTGTTCGCCGGTTCCGATCTTCTCAATGCCAAGGTTGACGGTATAAGTGCTAGCCATCGTTTAATCCTCTATGCCGCGATGTCAGTCCAATCGGGTGTAACACCCGGCGTTACAGCAGTCCAAGTACCATCTGACGGGGCTATATCGTTCCAGTTATTACCGGGATCGGGCACTATCTCGCCCCAAATCCTAACAGAACCAACTTGCCCCGTCGCTTCTATCCCTAATGGTAATACGTTAGCCTCAGCAACAACACTAACAGTACCTACAGACCCCGTAACTTGGAATCCGGTAACATTTAGAGTCTGTCCAAGCTTGATCGTTACATCGCCAACAGCGCCTGTGCCAGCAACGCCGGTAACAGCAAAAACCGCGTCCCCGGTAACATCTACGCTACCGACCGCTCCTGTGGCCTCAAGGCCTGTGGGCTGAACGACCGCACCCGCATCAACAACGACTGTCCCAACCGCACCAGTAGCCTCAAGCCCCGTAGTCGGGACATTCGCATCAGCGGTAATCGCGACGGTGCCAACCGCGCCCGTGGCCTCAAGGCCTGTTGGGAATACGTTAGCTTCAGCAACAACAGAAACGGTGCCGACAGCGCCGGTAGCGAAGAGTCCTGTGGTAGGTACGTTAGCCGCAGCATCGACCACGACCGTGCCAACTGCACCGGTAGCTTCAACGCCTGTGGGGAATATGTTGGCCTCAGCAACGACAGAGACCGTGCCGACCGAACCCGTGGCCTGCGTGCCATCGACATAAACGTAGAGCAGGGGAGTCCCCCAAGAGCCTTCGCCCCAGGAAGCGCGGCCCCAGCCCTCATACAACGTCGAAGACGCCATCTACATGCCTAGGCGATGCGAATGATAGCGTTGGACGCGTCAGCAGTCGGGAACTGGATGGTGAAATCGCCCGCCGTGGACGTTTTGTCCGAACCGAAGTCCAGCACCACCACAGCTTTATCGGAGTCCGTGCTGTTGTAGATCAACGCGCCGCGAGCCGTGATGGTAGCGGTGGACCACGTTGTATCAGCAAAGTCCGTAAAAGCCGTCGTGCCCGAGGTCGTCGGAGTGACGTTCGTCAACGTGTTGCCACCAGCCGTGTAGCCCGTACCCGAGACCTCGTTAGAGGTGCTGTAGGCAGTCGTAGACGCCCCGAGGGTAGCTGAGCTGGTGAACAGCGCGATCTTGAAGGTATCGCCCGTGCCGTTGGTGAAGTTGTGCGTACCCGTCAGCAGCTCCTGCTTGAACGAGGTAGCCATCGCCTGCGTAATTGCCATCTCAAAGTCTCCTTATAACACCCGCAAGGTCGGGGTACCCTGCCTCAACCAAGGCATTGTAAATAGTGGTCCGATCACTTGCGATGGCTTCACGCATATAGTGCGCTACCACCAGCTCCATGTCTTTCTTGAAGGCCCGAGCTTGATCTTTAATCAGCGGGTGGGCCGTGTCGGACACACTCATTAACTTATCGACGCAACGCGCAGCAACTTCCTCTGGCGTGAACCCCCGGTTATCTGTCGTGTGAACCGCGACAATCGGCTCCGGGGAAACCGAAACATCAACCTTAAACATTAGCCCACCGGTGCCCTATATTGTCCAGAACGGTACGCATCTTCACGAAGTTTGCCATCTCCAAGCTGTTTCAGCAGCGTAAGTGACAGCCCAAACATCTTGTCGTAGTTCTGAATAATATCAGGTTCCGCCTTCATAAACCGGGCAGCTTCCACCAGCGCGCCGTTAAGCAATGCCGAGTCAAACTCATCACCCAGCCACGTCGTCCCAGCAGTCACGATGGACTCGGGGTAGTAGCCGTAGTGCAGCTCGACCGTGTAGTTGCTATCCGGCGTCGGGCCTACGATAAAGAAGTCATCATCAAAGTTAGCGTAGTGCTGGGGAAGCCCAGTGGACGATGACTTGGGATAGGCTTCACGGATAAAGTTCACGTCCTTGTTTAGCAAGAACTGATAGTCTCCGCTGCCATCCTCAACCGCCAAGCTGTAGACGTACAAGAAATCCGTGGGGATCGCTAGGTACTGGTTACTTGTCGTGAACGCGCTCGTGACGTTACGACGCAGAGCAGGAATCTGAACAGCATTGTAAATCTTCTGCTCTGCCTGCTCCGTGAACAAAGCGAGCTGAGCGTCCGTGAAAGTCGTTTCACAGATGTCCTGTACGTTCGTTGTCAGCTCTACGTAGTTCATGGCTTACGCCATTGGCCCCCGAGCCATGGTGCCCTTGGTAGCCGCACCGGTGCCACGAATCTTGACCCCAGACGTTTTCATGTCAATCGGCTGGTTGAGCTTCGGGCTCGGCACTTTCTTGGTCTTGCCGGTGTCTTTGACTTTCATGTTCTACTCCTAGGTGATTACCACCGTCACTGTACCCACAAACCCCGCACAAGGCGTGGGCTGTAATGGGATGATGTTAGCACGGCTCTGCGCGTATTCTGGGCTGTCTGGGCGCGGGTTACGAATCGCCTGCGGATCATCAACCGGGTACTCACCCAACTGCAACTGCGGATGATCCGGGTCCCAGCACTCAGGGCACGCCTTGATGTTCGTGTCGCGCCGCTTTACAAATACGTTCCGTAGCTCACGCAGCTTGTACTGGAACCCGCAGACATCGCAGATACCAAGGGCTCGCTGGCTAGAAGCGAACCGATTACTCATCAGATACGTCCTATGCGCGGCACAAAGCGGGCGTTGGTCTTCACCCTGTCTTCGCTCGCTGCGCGGTCAAACTCTTCCTCGTACATGGCCTTCAGGATCGGAATGCGCTGCTGCAGCTCCGGCGTCTTCATAGCAATATGGTACGCCAGCCCCGCCACCAAGCAGGGGAGGAAGCGGAAGGGCATGTCAGCCGTCTCAATGCCTCGTCCCGCGTCCTCGATGCGCCGCATGCGCCAATACTTGAAGGTGTAGTCGTTGCTGTCCGGCACGGGCCAGACGTTGATCCTGGGCGCATCCACAAGGCGTTCGATCCAGAACTGAATGGGTCGCCCTGTCGTCGTCTTGTTCGGGATAGAGGCGTAGGTGCTGACGCTGATCCGGTTGATGGTCAGGTCCTGCTGCGTCGAGCCCGAGCCCGTACGGATAACTTGTTCTAGCAGGTCAACAGTGTCGGTGGGCAGGGTGTACTGCGACGTGCCGCTAACCAGGGAAACGGTGCCTTCATCAATGGTCCAGAGGTTTAGGCCACGGTTCTGCCACTCGATGGTCATGAGGTTCATGGAGCGCCGGGCCGTACGCAGGTCGTAGCCAGAGCGCATTTCCCGTCCGGCACGCTCCCATGCTTCCTCGGCGATCTCCGTGAAGTCCATGTTGAACGCTGTGGTGCCTGAAGTAGCCATCAGGTTACGGGACCTCCGACCAGCCAAGCGTCACAGGTACGAGACCCTGCACACTTGAAGTGAAATAGTTGGCAGTACCCTAGGTTAGCTGCCTCAGATACGGACTCAGCGTCCGCCATCTCAAACTCTTCGTCACCTGCCATACCGCCATTGATACAGGCCATCATCTTCGGGGTCTGAATAAAGGCAGCGCAGTTGCCGCAACGGGACTTCTGGGCCTCTTCCGGGGTGATGCCCCACAGCTTGCCGAGGCGTTTCCAGAACTTCTCGTTGGGCTCCTCAGGGTTCATCGGGCCATAGCCATACTCTTCAATGGCGTGGTTCCGGTTCTTGAGGTTGACATGCACGTCCGTCGTGGCAATAGGGCACTCCTTCGGGTCTTTATACCCGCTGGCGATTGCTGACCCTCGTGCACTCGTCGGACGCCTTGCCATTACTTCTTCCTCTGCAGAGGCTTCACACGGCGGGGTTTGCCTGCTGGCTG